ATGGAATAAAGGTTCACTGGAGTTAGAAAATGGTTCTAAAATTTTGGCGGCTTCCACTAGTGCTAGTGCTGTTCGGGGTATGTCTTTCAACATCCTATTCTTGGATGAATTTGCTTTTGTTCCCAATCACATCGCTGAGTCTTTCTTTGCTAGTGTTTATCCTACTATTACTTCTGGTAAAAGCACGAAAGTCATAATGGTTTCTACCCCTCATGGGATGAATCATTTTTATAGATATTGGCACGATGCCGAAAAAGGAAAAAATGAATATGTACCAACTGATGTGCATTGGTCAGAAGTTCCTGGTAGAGATGCTGAATGGAAAAGACAGACTATTGCAAACACATCAGAACAACAATTTAAAATTGAGTTTGAGTGTGAGTTCTTAGGATCTGTTGATACTCTTATTGCACCAAGTAAATTAAGAACACTTATATATGAACAACCAGGAAAGTCGAGTGGTGGATTGGATGTTTTTGTTGATCCTATCAAAGGTCATGATTATGTAATTACCGTTGACGTGGCAAGAGGTGTATCAAAAGACTATTCAGCCTTTATAGTTGTAGATATAACTGAGTTTCCTCATGCAGTTGTAGCAAAGTATAGGAACAATGAAATCAAACCTATGCTGTTTCCAAGTATTATTCAAGATATTGGAACAAAGTATAATGATGCATTTGTTTTATGTGAAGTAAATGATGTAGGAGATCAGGTAGCATCTATATTAAACTTTGATTTAGAATATAAAAACCTTCTGATGTGTTCTATGAGAGGTAGAGCAGGTCAGATTGTTGGTCAAGGATTCTCTGGTAAGAAAACTCAACTTGGACTTAAGATGTCTAAGACAGTTAAAAAGGTTGGTTCTCTTAACTTAAAAACACTGATAGAAGAAAATAAACTTCTTTTCACTGATTATGATATATTAAATGAACTTACAACCTTTATTCAGAAAGCAAATTCCTTTGAGGCAGAGGAAGGATGTAATGATGACCTTGCAATGTGTCTCGTAATTTACGCATGGTTAGTAGCACAGGATTATTTTAAAGAACTTACTGACCAAGATGTTAGAAAAAGATTATATGAAGAACAAAAAAATGCAATAGAACAAGATATGGCTCCATTTGGTTTTATGGATGATGGAATGGGAGATGAGAGTTTTGTCGATAATGATGGTGATCGTTGGTTCCAAGCAGATGAGTATGGTGATAAATCATATATGTGGGAGTATCTTTCTTAATGGATCATTATTATGAATATCTTAAAAGACAACATTATTTGGCAACACATATGGAACTAACAGAAGAGAATGTAATCAGAGTTTTAGAAGAACTTATACCTTATATTGAGGCTGATGGAGGTTGGTTAGAATTTGTAGAAATAGAACATGAAACTAATTTTGTTAAAGTACGATTAGGTGGTGCATGTTCTACTTGTGCAATGAGTGCCATTACATTAAAGCAAGGCATAGAAAGTAAATTAATGCATGAGATTCCTGATTGTTATGGGGTAGTTCAAGTTCTGTAATGGAATTAGATAAACAAATAAAGTTAGGTCATTTATTACTGTCTAATAGAGTTTGTCGAATTTGTGGAGAAGAAAAGAATTTAATTGAAGGTTTTTATAGGACACGTAAGGATAGAGGGCCTGTTGCTTCCTCTTATTCATATGAATGTAAAGTATGTACTGTTAAAAGAATTGTAGAAAATAGAAAGAAAGATCTTCCTTTTCCTGAGTGGACTTATCCTGATTGGTGATTGTTCACGGCATGTTTCCCCACCGAAAATGTCAAAAACAATAAATATTTTCAGGTAAAATAGAGTATTTCGGAGAAGAATATGGCGACTCCTCAATTATCTCCTGGAGTAGTAGTTAGGGAGGTTGACCTAACTGTTGGAAGAGCAGATAACGTATTGGCAAATATCGGTGCTATTGCGGGCCCATTTAAAATTGGTCCTGTAGAAGAAGCAATTGATATTACCACCGAGCAAGAATTAATAAACACCTTCGGAAAACCTCTATCGACTGATAGACAATATGAGTATTGGATGAGTGCATCATCTTTCCTCTCATATGGTGGTGTTCTTAAGGTTGCAAGAGTAGACGGTGCAACTCTTAATAACGCCAATGCAGGTGCTCCAATTGGAGGAGTTGGTATTGCTTCAACCAGTAATATCAAGATTAAGAACTATGATGACTATCAAGGAAATTATACAGATATAACAAGTGCATGGACATGGGCTGCTAAAGATCCTGGTACATGGGCAAACAACCTTAAAGTATGTTTTATTGATGACATAGCAGATCAAACTGTTGGTTTCTCTACAGTCGATCTTGATAAGTTTGGTTTCTCCATTGGATTAGGTGTTACTTGGGCATACAGTGGAACAACAGCAGGAGTTGGTACTACTGCTACTGAAAATGGATATGTAAAAGGTATCATCACTGGTGTTGCCACTAATACAAGCACTACTGAACAAAGTACAATCGATGTTAAGATTGTATCCAGAGTTCAAACTACTGGTGCAGGTGCTACTGAAACAGCAATCGATTATGCTCAATTTGATCCTCAAGCATCAATAGCAAAAGGAAATACACTCTTTGCTGTAAATACTTCGGGTATTAATACTGATAATGGATCTGGTTTATTAGCTGCTAGTTTGATTACTGGTGTTACTACGGTATCCGACTGGTATAATAATCAGACACTTGATCTAACAAACTCTACTGTTTATTGGAAACAGATTGCATCAAAACCAACAACCAGTAGATATAGTGAAGAAAGAAGTGGTAGAAATGATACTATGCACGTTGTCGTTGTTGATGATGATGGTAGTATAACAGGAATTCAAGGAAGTATTCTTGAGAAGAGTACGTTCCTTTCTAAAGGTTCTAACTCTGTATCAGATACTGCTGCACCTGAAAGAAATTACTATAAAGACTTTATTGCACAACAATCTGCTTACTTATATCCTGGTTGGAACCCATCTACTGCAGTTGATAGTTACTTCAATACTGAACCAACTGCTACTGGATTCACTACTTACTCAGGTGTTAAGTCGGATTCATTTACTGCACTTGGTACTGCTGCAGGTCTTTGGGGACAAGAAACTCAAGGAGTTATCTTCAATGCTATTGGTAATGTAACATATCCTCTTGGCAATGGTGTTGACTATGCTGCTTCTGGCGGTACTGAATTTAAAGCAACTTTAGGAGCTTTATCTGATGCATATGACTTATTCTCTAACTCAGATGAGGTAGATGTTAATTATCTAATCATGGGACCAGGTTGTAGTGCTAAAGATGAGTCTCAAGCAAAAGCAAATAAACTTATTTCAATAGCAGAGAACAGAAAGGATTGTGTGGCTGTTATTTCACCACATAGATCAGATGTTGTAAATGTAACTAAAGGAGAAAATCAAACAAATAATGTTGTTGAATTCTTCTCCCCTCTAAATTCATCATCTTATGCTATATTTGATAGTGGTTGGAAGTATACTTATGATAGATTCAATAATCAGTTCCGTTATATTCCATGTAATGGAGATGTTGCAGGATTGATGGTTAGAACTGAAATTGAGGCATATCCTTGGTTCTCTCCTGCTGGTCAACAGCGAGGAGTCTTAAATAATGCAATTAAACTTGCATATAATCCTAAGAAGTCTCAAAGAGATACCCTCTATGAGTCAAGGATTAACTCAATTATTAATCAGTCTGGAACTGGTATTCTCCTTTATGGTGATAAGACCGCATTGAATTATGCATCTGCATTTGATAGAATCAATGTTAGGAGACTCTTCTTAACAGTTGAAAAAGCACTTGAATCAGTTGCAAATGCTCAACTCTTTGAATTCAACGATGAAATAACTCGTGCTAATTTCTCTAATGTGGTCGAACCATATTTAAGAGATGTTCAAGCAAAGAGAGGACTCATTGATTTCCGAGTCATCTGTGATGAAACTAATAATACTCCTAGTGTGGTTGATAACAATGAATTCCGTGCAGACATCTTCTTGAAACCCACTAAGTCTATTAATTATGTCACCCTTACTTTCGTTGCTACCAGAACTGGAGTCAGTTTTGAAGAAGTAACTGGAAGAGTTTAACTTTATAATTAATTACATAGGAGAATTTAACCAATGGCCAGTTTAAAAACCATTACACAATTTAAGTCGAGACTTGCTGGTGGCGGTGCTCGTCCTAATTTATTTGAAGTAAATATAGATGACTTCAAATATGCAGACAATTGGGATAATGAAACATTCCAGTTCTTATGCAAGGCAACAGCAATGCCAGCCTCCACTATAACACCAGTGGAGATTCCTTTTAGAGGAAGAATTTTGAAAGTTGCAGGTGACCGAACCTTTGATACATGGAGTGTTACTGTTATAAACGATGAAGATTTCAAACTAAGAACTTCATTTGAACAGTGGATGAATGGAATTAGTAAGTTAAGTGATGCTAGTGGTCCTTCCAACCCTAATTCTTATATGGGTAATGCGACTGTTAATCAGTTAGGAAGATCACCTGAAGGCCGTTTTGGTACTGCAGGTACTCAAGCAGGAGATGCGAGTGGTGGTGGTGCATCATTTGAACCACTAAGAACATATTATATGGATGGAATATTCCCTACTGAGATCTCAACAATAGATCTTTCTTATGAAAGTGGAGATGCGATTGAAGAGTATAGCGTTACGTTCCAAGTTCAATACTGGATTGCAGGCTCTAAGACTAGTGCAGGTGCTCCATCTGATCAAACTGGCACTGTAATAGTGTGATAAATAAAGAAATAAAGGGCATCTTAACATAAATCATGGCAAAACTTTTTGGGTTCTCGATAGAGGACAACGAACCACAATCTTCAGGTATAGTCTCTCCCGTTCCTCCATCCAACGAGGACGGGAATGACCATTATTTGAGTAGTGGTTTTTTTGGTCAATATGTAGATATTGAAGGTGTCTATCGGACTGAGTTTGAATTAATTAAAAGATATCGTGAAATGGCATTGCACCCTGAGTGTGATAGTGCTATTGAAGATATTGTGAATGAAACTCTTGTATCAGATACAAATGATAGTCCTGTTGAAATTAATCTTGATCATTTAAATGCAAGTGATGGTATTAAAAAAAAGGTAAGAGATGAGTTCAAGTTTATTCTAGAACTCTTGGATTTTCAAAAGAAGGCTCATGAAATCTATAGGAATTGGTATATAGATGGAAGACTATACTATAATAAGGTAATTGATTTAAAA